CTGCTAACTACATTGTCACCTCTCCCAAGGTTGTGGCTCTGTTGAACCAGCTTTCAACCCACCAGAATTACCGCAATATGTTCTTGCCTGAGCGTGCGGGTTCGATTGATCCTCTGGAGCGTACCGATCCTGCATCGTTGGACGGGTACTCTGGTCGCGTCAGCCGTGTAGGAACCTTGGATAACAAGTTTATTGTTTACCAGGATTCTACCCTGTCCTCTGGTGAAGCGGCTCAGACGGTTCTGATCGGTCTGCGTGGGCAGGATTACTTTGCTTCCGGCACGGTATACGCTCCCTACGTCCCTGTATCGTTCAGCACCACGATGGAAGATGTTGATCATGCTTCTATCAAGAAAGCGATCCGCACCCGTTACGCTCTCAAGGTTACCCGCCCTGAGTTCTACGGCACTCTGACCGTTACCGGTCTGGAGACTTTCTGAGCTTGATCTGACCTTCTAAGGGGGGTCAGGAGCGGGAAGGGAATCACCCCTTCCCGCTTTCTTTTTGCGGAAATCAATTTCTCTGAATAGGATGTGTATTGGAGACTGAAATGAGTTCTAACAAGTGGCAACTTGCGCCCGGTCGTAAGCCAACGAGTATCACAATCCCCAATTCCCTTGCAACTCTGCTTGTGAAACCGGGTATGATTTTGGATGGTGAAAGCTGGTCCGTTTATCGTGGGGTACTGGTCCCTATTATGGAGGCGCAGATCCCGGTTGGTGCGGTCACGATTATTCCCCCGGCTGTACCGCCTGAGACACAACCAACAGAAGCACTTGTTGTTGAGGTATCTTCTACAACACCAGAAGCCTTGTCTGATGCGTTAGAGCAGTCACAGCAAGCAATCGCAAATCAAGAGGCTGCGGAAGCAGTTGAACCTACACAACCAAGTGTAGCGGAAACGCTTGAAATTACTCAGCCCATTGAGGCTATCACTGAGCCTGTGAGTGAGTCTGTTTTTGAGTCTCAAGTAGAAGTACACGAGGAGCCTGTACTTGAAGAACCTGTACCGGTATCCGGTGCAATTCCTCCAAAGCGTGCGCGTTTCGGGCGGAAGTAGTAATTCACCATTAGAACCCAGGTGCTTTGATGGGAGAGACTTTGTTTCGGCAATTGACTGAAAGAGAGCAGTTTGAGGGCAAACGTGCCTTGCAGCAATTGGGTTCTAATGTTGTGGATGTAGAGCTTGAGTTAGACGATGTGGCAATTGCGGTTGAAGATGCAAAATTGTGGATTGCCGCTAAGATTGGGGAAGTCCGTAGGGGGAAACTTACTCTTAACGGAACCCCAGAATACACCTTGCCTGTCGATGTAGACGTATTGATAGAGGTGATCCCGCCAGGGAATAGCTTTACCGAGATAGATACTTTGTTCTCGAATGGAGTCTATACACGATACCCCTCTCAAACCTATCGTCGGGGAGGGATGCAAATGACAACGCAGGTTCAAGATCAGGTGTATGACTTGATGCGTTCAAGAGCAAACAATGTTGATTTTTCATGGGATTTTGATCGCAGAAGTCGAAAGCTAACAATACGCCCGTCAACCTTTACGGGGATTTGTTGGTATGAATACTGTGTATCTTCTGTCGATGTGGAGAGAATGCAGCTTCGTCTTTTACCATTGTTTCGGAGACACATTGTGGCATCGTTGATGCGGGTATTGGGGAGAATACGACGTAAGTTTACAGAGATTCCAATGGGAGGATCAAAAGTAGGTTTAGATGGAGATACGCTATCCTCTGATGCAGAAATGGAGTTTTCTTTATTAGATGAGGAGGTAGCTGGTTATGTCGATTCACCAGGATTTCTCATTGGGTAACGAATTTGCATGTTTTTAGAGCTTAGACTACCTCTAAAAAGAGAGGGAGAATTCTATGCCGTATAAACCAAAATCGCTTCATGAACGGTCGCCTACGCCTTTCCATGATAAGGCTGGCCATTTTACCCATGACCCTGCGCGTGTTGCGGGTGGTGAGGGATCAGCATCTTACCAGATTTCTAAAAGCGCCCGGGAATTTCCTGATGAGCGCGTCAAGGGTGTAACTTATCAAACAGCCAAGCGGATTGGGAAATTCAATCCGAAAGACAAGAAATTCTCTTTCTCGTCTGGCAAACTTTGTGGTCGCCTTGCCCGTGAAGCTGGTAAGGATATTCGTTGCTTTGACGGTAAAGATATGTCGCAGTCTCGTAAAGAGTACGCGAAGCAGTACCGTGCAAAGAAAGAAGCAGGGTATGCAAAAAACCGTGCTGACTATGTAGCGAAAGGTGAAGCTGCTCGCGCTGCCGCTACTCGCTCAGAGTCCCTGGAAAATACCTACATGCTCTTTGAGGCAATGGATGTTGAGTGGGAGATGCTGGAGACTGGTGAGTTCTACGCAGAAACCGGTGAAGGTGTCGATCTTTTGGTTGTAGAAGATGAAGAAGGGGTAGTTTGGGCCGTTCTTGATCCCGAAGATGAGTCCGATGAGGGGATTCTTGAGTCTGGTGACGCGGTATCCGTAGCAGAAGCTAAAGACAAGGCCGCTCTTGCAGTTGAGGCGATGCTGTGTCAGTGGGGTCTGATTGAAGATCCTGATCTGGATGCTGAGGAGTCGCTTTCTGCGATCCTTGCACCAATCCTTGCCTCTTGAGGTAGGGTAAGAGAGAAATCAATTTCTCTCTGAAGAAACTGACTTCGATGGGGGTCAGTTTCTTTTTTTTTGGCTAAGCGTTAGGTGTGTTCTTATGAAAGATGCAAAGTTTTTTGAGCGTGTCAATAAGGACTACTACCGCACGGTAGGAGCGGTTGAGAAAGTAGAATCATCGTTAGAATACTACATTCTGGAGGTCGGCAATTTTGATCCGCTGTACCAAGAGGATTCTGATCCAGTCTATGACAAAAAGCTGTTGCTTACTTCATTTACCTTTGAGGAGTCAGACAATAGAGAAACAGACGTAGGAGATACGGGGATGGTAGACGATGAGTTTGATGCAAACCTCACCATATCGAAAGCAATTTGGAAAGACACAATAGAGGGGAGTTGGATACCGAAACGTGGGGATATTGTGTGTATGAACCCACAAACTTATCCAAGATGGTTTTACGTTCTGAACGTGAAAGAGCATGGAAACTATCGTACTTCGGGTATTTCTATTGAGTGGACCCTGGCTTTGAAAGAGCGTGCAAGTTTCTCTGCGGCCCGTGAGTTGAGATAGCGGGTGCGAAATCTGAATGAATCGGCTATGGAAAGGGAGAGAAGGGGAATTCTATGCCAAGTGGTGTTGTGCGTAATGCAGAAGAAGAAAAAGATTGGGAGCGTGCGAAGGGCATTATTCGGGAACAGTATCCCGATAAAGAGGAGCAAGACAAGGAAGGGTTTTATGCGCTGGTGACAACGGTATTTAAGAGCATCCGTAAAGGGCACGGGGATGAGCGTTGGGAATCCTTCAAGGGTTGGGAAGCTCTCTTGCAAGAGTCGAAACGTAGCATTGTGAATGCGGGTCGTTTTACCTCTTACAAAAACTTGCGTACTGAAGATCGCGTTGTGGTGACGACGTTGCTTGGAAAGGTTTTGTCTGAGGGAATTGTTCAAGCGGTGAACAAAGGTTCAATCACACTTCGGGTATCCAGAGGTGCCCAGCCTACGGATACCGTGTATGAGCATGCGCTGTCTCGGTATGTGTTGCTGACCCTGACTGAAGCTGATGAGCGCCGTCAGAAATTGCGGGAATGGTTTGATGGGGATGTTGACTTAGAGGATATACCTGGAAACAAACCCGCCCCTGAGATTCAGACGATCATGGACACCTTATCTTGGATTGAAGGGGTCTATGAAGCATCGGTCTTATGGGGAGACATTATCAAGCGCGGGTTTGATGCAGCCATGAAGCTGCACAATATAGAGCCGGATGCAGCGTACAGCTTGCATAAGGCGTTATATAAAGGCTCGTCGATGGACTACAAACCCAAAAAGCGGTGAGAAGATGACCCGAATTGTTCATTTGTTGATGTTGCAAGGCTATGGATTTGCATGTGCAACGTGTAAGGTGTTGCAAGATTCAGCAACGTGTGGTCAGTTCGGGTGTCATCGTTCTGATTGCTTTGGTCCGATCCGGGGGGGTGATTTCCCAAGGCGAGAGAGTGAGATTCCCCTTGCCCAAGCCTGTTTTGTGTGTGGGTCAGAGATAGATGGATGTGTAAAGGTGAAGGGAAAATATATTGGAATTTGTGAAAAGCATGTTCCAATGTTGGAGTCCTATTCTGCCGGGAGTGAGCGGCCCCCATTTGTGACAAAGGTGAATATTCCTACCTTGGAGTAAGGCATGGCGAAAAAACCAATATTGCAAATTTCCCCTGATAAGGGAATGCGCGATATGGAGCGTACCTTTAAGGTAGGACACCCCGAAAGGTACTTGCGTACCATGTTTGAAGAAAAGTTGATTGCATTGGTAGAGCAGCTAAAGAAGCAAGCGAAAGGATCAGAAATTGATTTCTCTCAGATCAAGCTGGTGAAAATTGCTGATGGATATGCGTTGGTGTTTCCCCAAACCAAAAAAGCGATTGAGTGGGCAGATCGGGATAAGGTGTTGGTAGAGTTTCAAACCCCGCACCGGTTTGCGAAACTTGGCTTGTTGCCCCCTATGATTTTGAGTCCACAGCTTAGAAAAGATCCAAGCCTACTCATTCGCACGGTATCCCCTGCTGAGCAACGGCTGGTATTGAACCGTTGGGCAAAGAATTCTGCAATCCTGGTGAAAGAGGGGTTTATCCAAGATGGAACCCCGACGCAGAAGCGGAAACAGATATTCATTGAGGATCAGGTAGCACTATCCGAGATAATCGGGACACAAAATATCGCTTGGATGCTTCTAAGAGAGGAGTATGGTGTACAGACGCGCAAGATAGGGGCTTGGAAAAAGAGCTTACCGATTTTTGAGCGTATGGTCAGAGAGGAGATGAAGAACACGATAGAGAAGTTTCAGAAGCAGAAACATCGTGGTCTTATCGCGCTGCCAGAAGTAGAGTTAGGCCGGTCACAGCAAGTCAAGGAGTTTGAGGAGGGGATAGAAGGAAAGGTCAAGCCTGCCAACATTCCCCCTGATGTACCGGTTGAAATACGCAGAAAAAATCAAGCATTGTGGGTAAACTGGAATCAGCGCGTAATTGGGATGTTGTCTCGGAAGTCGGTTAGAAAAAAAGAGAAGAAATAGCTATGTAAAGGTAGGTGGTGAATCATGGCATCTGAAGTATTGATCCGACACTTTGATGAAGCAATCGTCAAAATGACAGGCGCAACGGTGATAACGGCTCAGAATAACGGGCGTACAGAATCGCTATATGCCTTTGATTTGCCCAAGGTAGAAGGCCCGGAAATCTATGGTAAGAAAATCCCTGTCTTTTTTGCAGGTGGGGATCAGAATTATGTGTCTGCTCATTATCCTTGTGTGGTAATCAAAAGAACCTCGTTAGAAGTGGATGATAGCCGGAAACAGGGATGGTCAATTGAAAGTAGCGAACCCGCCCCTTATGCAGAGGAGATAACGGTTACAGATCGGTATGGCAGGACTCATGTGGGGTATAACAAAAAAAGATTGAAAGCCGCTGCAATTCCTTACAAGATAACGTATGAGTTGGAGCTAACGGCACGGGGAGGGAAAGCGCGAAGTCAAGCTCAGTTGATGTTTGAAAAGCTATCCAGAATCTTTACCCCGGATGGGATAGAGTTTTTACTGATTGACTCTATTGGGGATGAGCGGGGGTATAACGGGACTGTCGAATTAGATAATGAGGAGTATAACTTTTTGGATCTAAGTGCGCGTGAGCATAAGCGATTGATCCGAGTGGTGATTGATGGAGAAATTGATTTCTATGAGCCATTCGATACTCAAACTGTGAGTGAGGCACCAACGCCTGTATTAGACAGAATGGATAGTTAGCCAAAAATCCTAAAAGGTGTAAGTCTGAATAAGAGTAGGGAGAATTGATATATGGCCATAACCCCAACCTTTCCGGGTGTATACCTGGATCTGAAAACCTCATCGCCAGCCGCAAGTACGTCACTGTCAACCTCTGGCTTGGGGCTGGTGGGTCAGACGTTGCGGGGTCCAACCGATGTGGCCACGCTGGTTACGTCGTGGACTGAGTTTGAGCGTGTGTTTGGAACCTTTGATTCGGATCTGAGAATTCCGTTGTCTGCCTGGACATTCTTTCAGAATGGTGGCCAGCGTCTTTGGGTAGTGCGGCGTGTAGCTGATGATGCTGCTAAGGCATCCTTGGATATCGTGAGTGCTATCACGGGTGAGGCTTCTGGAATTACCGGGGATGGTTCAGACACAACGCATACCATGACCACCGATCATGGCTATGTGAAGCCTGGAACATTTGTCCTTACCTACCGGCCTCAGTCAACGGTAACGGATGAAGATGTAGGGAACGGCAACGGATCGACGGCTATCTTTAGCGTCACGCTTGCCCAAATCCCTTTGACCACTGGATCAATCTTGATTGAGTGGACTTCGACAACTCCTAAGTCTCAGACAATTGCAGCGGGTGCTACAACTGCAACAGCGGGTGGGGATGGCCTTCCTTCGGGAACGACCATTAACCGCACCACAGGCGCTCTGACGATCGATACCACAGGTGCGGTCCCTGATAACGCCACTGACATTACTGTGACCTATACCTACTATGGTGCAGCCGTTACGGTAACCGACGATGAAGCTGGGGCTTTGGCAGGGGGTGCAACGGGCACGATCAACTATACCACTGGTGCGGTTAGTCTGACCTTCACCTCGGCTCCTGGTATTGGGAATGCTCCAACGGTTGCATACACCTATCGGCATTTCAATCTGGAAATGTTGTATGCGGGTGTGTACGGGAACGACTACCGTGTTTGGCTGTATGGAACGCCAGGATATGAAGATACGGACAATGGCACCTTTACACGTTGGACGCTTGTACTGCAAGCCTCGGATAGTGACGGTGTATGGTCAGAAGTGGAGAGTTTTGCCGCTCTGGATTTGTCTGATGAAACCTCAGCGGACTTCCTGACCACCCTGATCAACGATGAAAGCATTGGGTCAGAGTACATGGTGGCCACGACAATGGCGAAGGGTGTACCTTCTGGGCTGTCTGGCACACTGGTTGAAGATGAAGTATTGGATACGGGGGATGGGGCTACTTCAGAATACACCTTTACCCTTGCGGAAGGATCTTTGTATGCAGGAACGCTTACCCTTTCGACAACCCGTGAGTCTGATTCATCGGCTATGACGGTAACGGACGATGAAAGTGGTGGGTTGATTGGGGATGTTCTTGCATCGGGCGTCAATACGGTCACTTATACCAGCGGTGCGATCAGTCTGACCTTTGAGGCTGATGTAGAAGATGGAGAGGACATTCTTGCAACGTATTACACGGCTGCAACGTACAATTCGACTTCTCCGTACTCTGTGCAAATGACTTCTGGGGCTGATGGTGCGGATCTGACAGCTTCGGATCTGGTAGGTACAGCCCTGGCAACGGACAAAGTAGGGATCTATGCCTTTGATAAGGTAGCTGAGATGTTGATGATTGCCGTTCCTGACTTTGTAGGGACCAAGGCAACGGATCAGCTTATCATTGATTGGTGTAAGGACCGCGAAGATCGGTTTGCCTTGATTTGCCCTCCGGCTGGTTCAACCACGCTGGAAGCAAAGAATTACAAGAAGCAACTGAATCGCAATACCTACGTTTTAGGTGGCGGGAAAGCAGCGGTATACTACCCTTGGATTTGGATGAAAGATCCAAGCACTAAGCGTACCGTGAAAGTCCCTCCTCTTGCCCATGTTGCGGGTGCGATTGCCACAACCGATACCCGGCGTTCTCCTGCAAAGGCCCCGGCTGGTATCTCGGACGGTGCGTTGTCTCAGGTATACCAGCTTGAGGTGGCTCTTGAAAAAGCCGACTTGGGAGTATTGCGGGCTGCACAAGTGAACGGTCTGGTCAATTGGGCTAACACCCAAGGCCCGGTAGTCTTTGGTGCGAATACCCTGGAGGTTGGGGGTGAATACGGGTTCATTCATCTTGAACGGATGAAGCAGTACATCTGGCTTTCGATTGAGCGGATTCTGTATGGATTTGTGTTTGAACCCAACACAAGCACGACCCGTACCAAGATCGGCGCTGCGGTAACCACCTTTATGAAGGCGCTCTTTCAGAATGGTTGGTTCCTTGGCAACAAGGATTCTGAGGCATATCAGGTTGTTTGTGATGATACAAACAACACAACCACAACGATTGCAAAGGGTGAGCTTCATATCAGTGTTGGGTTTGCGCCCACCACACCTGCTGAGTTCCTTGTTGTGAGTCTGTCACAGATTCAGCAATCGACTTGATCGGTGAGTAGACACAAGGGCTTGGAAATCAATTTCCAAGCCCTTGTTGTTTAATTGGTGCATTTCTATAGAGCAGGATAAGCGAGTCAGAGGAGATAGAGCTATGGCTGAAAAAACGGATACCACTACAACCCCAGAACCCACCAAGCAAGAGCTTGAGCAAACGCTTGCGGTGAAAGACGCGACCCTGCGCCTTGCGATTCTTTCAAACGAGATTGAGAGTCGCCTTGCACGGGTAGACGTACCTGTAGATCCGAAGTCTCTGAAGCGGTAAAGTTGGTGGTTTTCTAAAAAGGCTATATCTTGTGGTATAGCCTTTTTTTATGGTGAAGCATGGCGACCTTTCACAGAAACCCCAGCATCGTTATTCAAAAGTTTCGCACGGGTGACTCTATAACAGGAGTATCCTATACAGGAGCTGCGGAAAGCGACGTAAGCTCAAGTGGAGACTGGTTTACCTACACACAAGAACCTGGGGATGCAGCCGCGATAGATGGTGGCTTGATTCCAATTCCCAAGCAAGTCCAGTACCCAATTCGCCATATTGTTTCTGCGTATGCGTATTCACCAGGGTCCGCATCGATGAAACTCATCTTAGTGGAGCCTGTATCTGGAGCAGAGTTTGAAATCGTTACCTTTGCAACGGATACGCTGTATTTTGCCACACTGGATCGAGGTTATGAAGTCCCGTATGGATGGCAAGTAAAGTTTGAATCGGATGGAACCGCTATGACCGGAGCGGGATTTGTGTACATTCGCTTTGAGGAGTGTGTAAACCGGCCCTGGTGAGATTTGTGAAATTGCTTGATTTTATCAGGTACGCTATCACTACTTACAAGTAGGGTGAAAAATGGCGCGTTCACAAGCATCTGACTTTTTACAGAACAGCAAATTCTGGGTTCAGTCGGTCGAAAAATACTTGGAGTATGAAGATAGCGAGAATGGTGCTGCAGGCTTTCAGTCTGTAACCCTGCCTGAGATGAATTCGGAAGCTGTTGAGTATAAGGAAGGGCATTACACCTATACTCAGAAATATCCAGGCGCAGTCACGGTAGGGGATGTATCCTTGATGCGTGGCCATTCCAAGAAAGACTCAAAATTTTATGATTGGATGATGCGCGTGAAGGACGGGGAAGAATACCGGACTACGCTCATCATATATCGTTGGCACCGTGATGGGAAAGCGAAAAACAAGGGGATTGGGGATCTGGCGAAAGCAGAGAAAACAATCTGCTATGAGGCTTTTCCTACTCGTATGAAACCCGGTGCTGACCTTGACGCCTCTTCAAGCGAAGTCTCTATTTCCGAATTGGACGTAGCGATTGAGTATTTTGAGGTAGAGCGGGCTACCTGATAAGGGGGTGGCAAATGGCACAGCGTACAATGCGAAAGCTGATTGAGGAGCTTTTAGGGTACACCAAAGGTTTTCGCGTTCTCACTGACCGCTTTTTAGACACCTTTTATTACATTCCCTGTGTGAAAAAAGCTGTTAGCTACGTCAGTTTATCGGATGCGGATTTGAAAGAGGTGGCTTGGACAATTGGTTTTGAGGGAGAGCCAATTACAGTCTTGAAGCAGTTTGAGGGGTTGTTCAGAGAGAGAAGTGGATTACCAGGGAGCTTATCAGGAAGGCAGGAAAGAGAGGTTACGAGAACAGCGCGTCAAGAAAGTGTCAAGCCTCTTGTAAAGGGATAGCGATAGGAGAGCAGTTGGTTATGTAGAACGGGCGTAAGGAGAAGCCCATGAGTGAAGCATACAACCATGAAAACCCGGCTGACCGGGTATCGTTGGCCTGCCAGATCAAGCAGGCGCTTCCCCCGTCACTGTGGACGCTTGAAAACAAACGGGGTGAGCTTGTGGCCACTCATACCCTGGCTTCTGGCCGTGTAATCCAAGTGTGGACTTCCATTCATCGGGAAGTCATTGGAAAGAGCCATGCTGATGCGGTGGCAGTAAACGGGTCCGATGCGATCCGCGTCGTGGCCCTTGCTCGGAAGGATGGGAAATTGGTTCCGATTCTCCCTAAAGCGGTACGGGTAAATCGAACCGGGGAAATGTCGGGAATTGTTACCCGTATGCAAGCCCTGATTAAGCAGGTACTTGCGGATATCCGCCCTCTCGGCAAGTGTTCTTGTGGAGGCATGCGGGCACTTAGCAAGAAGGGAAAACCCTACTGTTTAGAGCTTTGCTTTATCAACAAAGGCAAGGGGGTAGCCCAAAATGCTCATCGGTAGAGCATCAGAAAAGCGGCTTGAAATCCCGCCCGCGATATCAAAGTGGGATCTGGGACTTCCCCAGCAAGTTGAACCAATGGAGAGGTCTATTTTCTATGAGGAGATAGAAATATTTGTTGGTCAGCATTCGTTTTCGGATCAGGATGTAATTGGTCTTACAGGTACAAGCGGATTCCTTGATCTGGGAACGGCAACGATATTTGCCAGACGAGCAGAAACAAATATGGGGCTGAATGGGGCTTTGGTGGCAATCAAGAAAAATGCTGGATTGGTGATTGTTACCCCTTTTATAGCAACCTACCCGAATGGCAGACCATCGGTTTTATACCGATTTCTGACCCCCCCTGAGTTATTTGAGTACCAGCCCGAAACAATGCTTGAGACTTTCCAGAAGATCAAGGTGGCGACCCGAAAGGCATTTACGATTGCCTATCGTGGTATTGGGGACTGTGAAAAGTGTGATGCTCCCCTCTGTATGGGGATTCGGTTAAAGCCCTACTGTAGCAAGCTCTGTTTTGCCGAGTATTCTGGAGGCTGAGAATTGGCGGGTATTCAAGCAGGTAGATACCTGGGATAAGGGAGACTATGATAGTGCGCTCACTTGTTGAGGTATCTACTACCTCAAAGAAATCAGTCATTGTGTTGATTCCAATAGCTTCAGAGGTGTATGAGGAGCTATGGAAATCAATTTCTGCACTTGGGTTTGAAGTCCCCAGAGACACATACCCACCACACATAACGGTTGTCTATCTTGGCAAGAAATACACCTCTGTAGAGGCAGTAACCGAAGCCTATCAGCAGGCAATGGAAGCCTTCTTAGACTGGTATCCGAACATTGGAACCTCAAAGCACATAGAAATCACTCGTATCGGGATGTTTGAGCCTACTGAATCGTCGGAAGGTAATACACCAATTGTATTCAAGGTATCTTCTCCAATGTTGGAGGCATTGAATAGCGTATTGGTTCGTGCTTTTATGCCTGTATCGGATCAATCACAATTCCTGATTTACGCTCCCCATATTACGGCTGGGTACTATCCTGGCAATCTAACGATGGAGCAAAAGAAGCGGCTCAAACAGCTTGAGGAGATTGATTTATCTCTTGGTACATATATGCCCACGATACAGGTAGAGTTGCAGCATGATCAGGAAACAATTGGTGTAACAAATATCCGATTGAGCTAAGGAGGCAGTATGGACTTTTTTGATACACGCCTCTTTGATATGATGCAGGCGCATCCGTTCTGGTTGATGGATATTTCCCCAACCTTGAATCCGCCATTTCTGGTGTTCAACCCATTTTTAGGATTCAGTGGTGTATCAGGACTGAGCATAGAAGCAGAAACCGATACCTACCGCCCGATCAATAGCATGTATCCCTACTCGTTTATTACGGGTGCAACAGTAGGGGCAATCAGCTTGAGCAGGGGGGCACGGCTGACAGACACAGACTTTTATCGATGGCTTGAACGGGCAATCAATGGGGTAGATAAGTCAAGGCGGAATCTGCTTTTGATTCACTTTACCACCAAGGCTTTACTGGCAGGGAAATTGAATTCTAAAAGTGAAGCGGCAAAAATCTTGGAGGGGATACGGGTTCCTGGCCGTGTATGGTTGTTAGAGGACTGTATACCTGTCTCGTATACGGCTGGTGATTTTGACGCGACTTCATCGGAAGTTGTGGTACAAGAGTTGTCGTTACAGCCAAGGGTAGTGGTTGAGGTGGCTTTGGGGGCTATTATCTAAGCAAGTCATTTGACAGTTTTTTTCTGTCAACATACGGCAAAAACAGGAGACTTGTGTTGGAAAACGAAACCTCGATTTGTTATGCGGAATACACAGTACAGGCAGAGAGCAAACAGATTGTGCTGACCATTACGGATGTTCAGTGCGATTTACCAGAGTTTCAAGAGTGGATCAGAAGGATCTTCCATGAAACTAAATCTGTAGGGCAATTTACAACCTTGTACATCGACAAAATCAAAGAAGCTCCCAAGAGAACCAATCTTGTCGCTACTTATCAGGGAACAGAAGTCACGACAGAAGTATTGGGAATACTGGATCAATGGTGCCTGCGTGCAAGAGAGTTGCGATTTTAGCGGAAAAAGCTTATTCCCATAGAGAGGGAAAAGAACATGGCAAAATCGCTTGTGGAATGCGCGT